CTTCAGTTGTTTGCGTGCCACGTCCGCCGCTTTTAGGAAAACTTGTATTTGCTAATCCACTTACGTTTGTTCCTGTTGCTGTTCTAATAGTTTGTCCAGCAACCTGATATGCTTCGTTACGCACACCTTCTTTAGTAAGTTTCTTAGCATTTTTAACTGTACGTGCTGCTGTAAGTAGAGTACCTAGATCAGCCTTGCCACCTGCAAGATCTCCTAGTACACTCGAACCGCCTGCTAGTATACCAGCACTTCCAAAAAGGCTACTTGAACTACCTGCTGAGATCGGACTTGGTGTACTATCATAATGTACAGTACCAAATCCTTTTGGTGAATTTCCTTCGTCAATTGGTCCATCTGCATAAAATACACTTTCGTACATTACCGACATTGAACTTTGTACAGGTTCAGCACCACTAGAATTTTCTAATGTATCGTGTTGCCAGCTTTCAATCATCGGATTAACCAATGTCATTGTTAAGTACTGATGTCTTGCCATTTGACTTATCTGTATACTTGTAAAAAATGGTTCGTATTGATTATTATCTAAACCAAATCTATCTCCGTTCTGTTTACTACCTTTGTACGCATTAAATCTATTATATGGTCTTGCCTCTTGGTTAGGAGCTCCTGCGCCATCTCTGCTACCAAATGTACCATCTGCATAATAATAGTTATAATATGCAGTCCATAATTGAGTAACAATACTCGCATTGTCGTCGTGGAATGTAATATTTACAGGTGAATAGTCAATACGTGTTTGTAAATTCTTTTTACGATTGTATTTGTTTTTAGTTTCAGTTTGAATATCAAACTTTGGCATAGTAACACTTTTAACAAGCATATTAACTTCGTTACTATGACGTTGTACCCATCCAGGCAATATTTTGTTTATTACGTTTTCGTTTACATTGAGTGTTACGTGATATAGAAACTTTTGTTTAGGTGCTAAACGAAAGTTGTCGTCAGTATACAACCTAGCTGCGTGAGCATAGTCAGCCATATCCCCTTTGGGACTAAGGGCTCCGTTTACTAAATTATCTAAGAATCCATTGAATATGTTTGCCATAATAATATTTATCCAATGTTATTAACTACGTATAAAATAGAAAAGGGGCAATTAAGCCCCTAATCCTTGTAGATTTTACTATTGTGTAACTTAGCTTGTGCCAGTTGTTGATGCAATAGCTGCTACACTTCTACCAATTGCTGTACCAACACCGCCACCGCCAGCACCTTGTGTCTGGATAGCGTTGTCGTACTTGATAGTAAGTGAAACTGTAACTGGTTCATTAGCACTGTAAGCTAATGAGTTATAGTTTGCACTTTCTAAGTAGCAACCATATAGTTCAAAAGTGTCTAATGCTTCTGGTGCGTAGTTACCGTTACCACCGTCTAGAATTTCAATTCTAGTTACAAACTTATAATCGATGCCACTTGCTGCACTAGACTGTTCCATAAAGTCGAACTGTCTTTGTAGCTGCTCGCCAACTAGCTTTTGTACTGCGCCAGTTGCATCATCTCTTAAAGTAAGTGTAATAGCTTCCCAGGTGTGTTTCCCTGCAAGATAAACTCTTGAGTTATATACGTCAACAGTCATTGTCTCAAAGCTAACGTTTGGTCTAGTAACATCCTGAACCTGTTTTGTTAGTTCAGTAACTTCGCCTGCACTTACACCAAAGTTCTCCAAGCTCACTCTAAAGCGATATTGAAGTTTTGGCATAAGCAACCCTTGTGTAGAGTTACTTGCATCCGAAGCTAATGGAACTGTGATTTTTGATAGTGATGAAATAGCCATTTACTTTGCTCCTAATTTGTTATATATATTTATCATTCTTACAAGCCTGCTATCTCACCAGTATTTTTCAAGCGTAGCGGAATGTAAACAAACTCTACTGCTTTCACTGGTTCTATTGCTATGTCTAAGTACAGCTCGTTTCTGTCAATTCTAGCTGGTGTGTTATTACTATTATCACATACGACTAAGAAGTCATATAGTGCTCTAGCACCTACTAGTTCTAAACATAAACTTTCTGCTGCTTGTTTGATTTGATCTCTTGTAATCTTGTCATTTGGCTCAAAGATATAAGGCTTAGCAAGTTTGTTAAGTTGACTACGTAAGTAGATAACCAAACGTGCTACGTTAATTCTATCCAATGAACTTGCATTTCTTGCACGAGTCTTTTGACCATAGTTAACAAGTCCTGCTCCGTTAATAAACGTAATTGGATTAACATTTACACTGTAAAGTGTGTCACGTTGTCCTTCGTTTAATGCAATTGAAACAAACTCGCCACTGCCATTAACATAACCTGTTGCTGTAGCATTAGTTACGCCACCGCGTCTTGTGCCTGCTGGTGCAAACCAAGGATAGCTAACTTGATCACTAAGTGCAATTGTACGTAGCATCATATGACTTGGCGGAACAACTACATTGTTGCCTGCGTTGTCACTTGTGAAGCCCCAAGGGTAAAACATACCCAAGTACTCGTCTCTTGATACAAGTCCGTCATCGTTATCTTCAACTGCAAGTTTAGTATTTTGACCCCACTCGTTAAGTGATGTTGCGTCTGATGTTAATCTTGCTGGTGTGTCACCTACGATAAATGCACTTAGGCCTCTATCAAGGTTTAAACTAATCATTTCGCCAATTAGCTCTGGATATCCAGGTGTTGCCATAACGTTAAAGATTCTTGATTCATCATCTCTAATGTCTTGGTTACTGTTCATTTCAGATTGTAATCCTTGCACAACAACTTTACGCTGTGCGTGACGTCCAAATGATCCACTACCATCTTCTTGGTTTCCTGATTCAGTAACCCAACGATCTGGACTGTATGCTGCCATACTTACATCGCCCATTCTAATATTATCAGCTGTAATATCAACATAGTTACGTACATATTTCTTAACGTTGAATCCGCTTCTACGTAAGTTCCATAGTAACATACCTTGTGGATATAGTGCTGGATCTGGAGCATCTGTGTCTAAAAAGTTGCTTAATAGCATTTCAGCTATAGTTGATTCAGTAGCACTACCGTCTGTACTGTAACGTGCATCAGCAAATAAAACGCCATCTTCAGTAGTTTGATCTGACTTGTCAATCAATACCCATTTTGTAAGATCAGCACTGTAACGATAAATTGTTGGATAGTTTTCTAAATCTGCTGTACTAATCCAAATATCGTTTGCTACTAAGCTAGTAGTTGGTTCAGTTGCTGCTGTAGTAATTTTTGCACTTGGAAAAGCAGTAGCATCATTATAGCCAACCCAAGTTGTACCATTGTGATACATCATATCAACTTCGTCAACTACTGAACTGTACCATAATGTACCGTCTGCTGTTGTCGATGTTGGAGCTGTTGCTGAAGCAGTAAATGCTGAAAGTACTGTCCAGTTACTAATCTTAGCTGCTGTAATACCAATATCTGCTAGTGCGCCAGATGTATCAGTAATATCAACATCGCCGCCTTTAGTGTGTGAAATTACAACTTTGTTGTTTGCATCAACTGAAGCAACAACATTTGTAAGTCCAGCACTGTTAATTCCATCAGCAATTAATTCAGCATCGCCTGCTAATCCAGTTGCTGTAAATGTTACAACTGCTGATGTTTTTGTTGCAATGCCTGAAATTGTTTCTGCAAGTGTAAAGCTAGTTGAACCAGCAGGAATCTGTGCTGCAACTATACTTGATGTTACTGTTGAAGCGCCTGATGCTGATCTACGGAAGATTTTAAATTCTGCTAGTTTGTCAGATGCTTCTGTCCAGTTAGACTGTACATAAAGATCGCCTAGTGCAAGATTAACGCCGCCGCCTGCTTTATCAAGTGCTACTAATGCACTTGCGTTATCAGCGTGTATAGGTGCAGTTACTAAGTCCCATAATTCTGTAGCAGAATTCCAAACTTTAACTCTCCAACGTGCGCCGCTGTTTGCTTCTGTTGTTTTTAACCAAACACTGCCTGTTGGACGAGGTGTAGTTGCTCCTGCTTTCCATTGTGGAACTGATGTGTGTGGATCAATTGCTAGTTCTGGTATTGCATAAGTTCCTGCTGTGATTGCTACTTGTGCTAGTAATCCAGTTCCTTCTGCTATTACAACACTAGTTGCATTTGCACCAGTATTAAAAATAGCAAGTTGTCCGTTAACATTTGCTGCTGAAACACCTGCGTTTGATAAATTAGATACATTGTTAATTGCTGTAACAACTGCATCAACGTCTGTTCCGCCTGTTGTAACTGTTTCGCTGTCAATTGTAAATGTAAGTCCGTTAGTAATTGTTGTTACTGCGCCGCCTGTAACAGTTGGTACTGTTCCAGTCCAAGCAGTTGTACCTACTTTAACCCAGTTACCTAAATAGTTTTTGTAGAACACAGTATACGTAGTATCTTGTCCTGCAACAACAGCATAGTCGCCAATTGCTCCTACTGAGCCTTTAGGTACACCAGCAGCAATTTGTGATGCAAGTGTAACTACTATTGGTGTTTTTACACCAAAACTTTGTCCGCCTGTGGAAGTAATTGCTTCGCCGTTCCATTCAAAAATACCAAATGCAGTTGAAGCAGTGTCTACCCAGTATGCGCCATTTGCAGGATCACCTGCTGGTGCAGTTGCAGTAGCTTTCAATGCACCTAGGTCTACGTCTGCACGTACAACCCAAGCTCTGTTTGAAACACCAAGTAATGAGTACGCTGCTTGTAAACCATATTCATTTAGTTCACCGCCGTGTATTGCATTATTATTAGCATCTGTATAAAAAATTGGGTCACCAAAGGTTTCTGTCAAATCACGTTGTGATGTAAGTAAGTAAGGTGTACCTGCGTTAGCTTTTAACGTACCTGGAGCTATACCAGTGCCAGCGCCGTTAGTTTTATTTGTAGCGCAAGCGACGAAAATCATTGGGACCGTACCTGGTTCAGCGGGTGTGTAAAAACTCTCGTCTACTACGCTAACCTGTACTCCGGGTGATGTTAGTGCCATATTATTTCTCCTAATTTTAAAGTGTGAGCATTCGTTACTATTATTTAGCATCTATTCTATTTTTCAATGCTTAAAACACCTATAAAAAGGTACCATAAAGGTGAGGTAAATACAATATGAGACCATTATGCAAATGTGGCCACCGTCCTGCAGCCATAAATTACAAAAAAGGCAATAAAACCTACTATCGTAGCCTATGTGAACGATGTTTACGTAGTGGATTAGGACACGGTATACCTAAATGGAAACGTGCCGGTTACGAAAAGAAAGAAGTATGTGAGAAATGTGGATTTAAGTCAAAGCACCCGGAACAGTTTAATGTATTCCATACTGACGGTGATTTAACAAATTGCCGTCCTAATAACTTAAAAACTATTTGTGCTAACTGTCAACGAACACTTCAGAAAGAAGGTAGCCGCTGGAAGCAGGGAGATCTAATCCCTGATTTTTAAATAATGTCTTCATTAAAATATCTACATTCTTTTTAAGTCTATTTAAATCACCATTGTTGTCAATTGTATAATTACACATCCATTGTTCAATACTCATTGAACTAGGATCTTCTTTAGGCAAATGATCTGTTCGGTCAACCCAAATAGCATAGTCAAAAATTTCTTCGTTTTGCATTGCAAAAAATTCACGCCTGTTACGCAAGCCGCAATAGATATTATGATTCTTATATAAGTTACGTCCTAATCTTGCCAGGTCGTCCTTACAGTAATTGTGGATCATATTATACCATTCAGTACGATGATTGTGTCTATCTGCATAGCACTCTTCTTCATCGGCATAATTGTACTTGTCCTTTAGTTCATCAAAAATAAACAACTCAGAACAAAATTTTGAACTTGATTCAAATTTATAGCCATAAGATTCTAATATCTCACAAACGGTATCTTTGCCGTGGCGGCCGTGGCCTACAACTAATAACTTTGGTAACACACATTACTCCTTTTAGAATATATGTGTATTATAGCGTAGTTTGTATTGGTTGTCAACCTTTAATCGTAGCCTAAACGTGCTACATTTTTCATTTCTTCAAGTAGCATTTCAGACTCACGAATTTTGTATGCTTCTTCAAAGCCATCTTCGTGAATATAACTTTCGTTATTTCCCCAAAGTCTTTTAAAATATGAATGGTAGGTTTTTTCGACTTCTGTGTCGCTCCAAGATGTATCAATGAGTTGACCTTTGATCATCCAATTTAAACGGTTGGCTTCTTTACGTACTTCGGGTGAACACATTATGGGACCTCCTTGTTATATTGTATTTACAAGGAACTGCAATCGTTAGCGTTAACTTGAGTGGTTTTAGCCTATTGTAAAACCGTAGCCAGTACCGCCGGCAACTGCCATTGTTAGTTCTAGTTCTAGTTTTTCCATTTCAGCTGCTGCTTCTTGTTTGAGGGCATCGCCATTAAGTGCTGAGCCGCCTTGTGGGCCTGCAATAGTAGCAAACTTTGAACGTGCTTCGCCTAGCATATATTTACAACTTGC